GGTAAGAGCAGCGCAGTACGCGCTGGTCGTGCAGCAATCAACAACTAGGAAGGAGACAGCGTGATTCATCTGAAGACAGTCACCGACTCAGATACCGGAGAGATCTGGGACGAATGGATTATCCAATCAACCGAAGTTACACACGGACTAATCGAGGAAGAAGCACCGCATGAATAGCACCGACCAAGCAGTAAGAAACATCGGAATGATCTGGGACAACGATGAAGCAACACACATGTTCATTGTCGAGTCCGTCAGGTTCTCGTCATCATGGATGGAAGTGTCATCGAAGTTGCAGATGTTCTACAACAAGTCAATCGACTATGTGCTCAGCGAGTTCTCCTCCCGTTTGATAGGGGTACAGGTCATCGCAGAGCAAGTGAACTACCACTCACGAGATGTGTTCGACGAACTCGCCAGGGGTTACTGGCGTGACATGAAGGAGATGTCAGCATGAGTGACAAGCGAATGGCTCGTATGCCAGACGTTCAATGGGCCGAGAACACCGACTACGACACGCTGGTATCGGTGCTCATCGGATGGTGTGTCGAACTTCGCATGTCCAGCGGCCACACGATCGTTGGTGAAGTCATGCGCTTGTGCGAACTCCTTCCAGGCATCGGCCTGAAACTAGCCCCATACGCAGGGGATGACTTGGGATATTACGACAAGGACAACCCTGTTGTCGTCGATCTTGATCGCGTTGAAGCAATCATCATTCAATAGAGAGGATAAGGCATGAAGCAAGTAACTGTCTATGAAGTTGATAGCGACCGTGGCACCTACTGGGAAAGCGACCCATTCGTTCCCGAGATATGGGACGCGAAAGCATTCAGTTTCGGAGTGGTCGAGGACGGCCCCCATGCTGACGCAATCGTGGCTAGTGCCGTGATGAAGATGGCTCGTGAAGGTTACGAGGTGACCATCAAGTCCCAGGAGTCTTACCTGTTGTGGCTGTCGTATCAAGGTTGGGAGAGTGCAGGGTGAATGCGGTACTTGTTATACTCATCCTACTGGGCATAACCATTGGGATCTGCGTCGCTCACCACGACGGCTACCTCGTCGGCAAGGAACACGGATTCTCTGAAGGGAGGAAACTTGGTATCTCGAAACAACAAAGCCGTAAAAACAGTAGCCAAGATTCTCACGCCTGACGACAGCGAAGAGGCAATCGACATGGCAATGGAGATTGTCGATGCAGTCTTAGAGATCGAGCAGGCTAGAGAGAAGTGGGCCATCGTCGCACGCCTCGATCCGAAGACACCGATCATGGGCGTCGGCACATGGACAACAGAGAAGCCAGCAAAGACGGCGGCAGAGAAGTTGTGCGGATCAACCGAAGACCGGACAGGTACGGGTCTTGTCGTCATACCTCTTAAGAAACCCGAATGGTTAGCCAACCTTGACTAGGGGGCGAGGCGTAAAAGCCAAATGATACTCGGGCCAAGGACATCCATGACCCCGCCGGTTGAGCCACCCCGCTCCTGGTGGGCGAGACAGTACCTGCGCCTCGTCCCTTCCTGACAAGAGGAGGGCCGTGCTACCCCACACAGAGCACGGCCCTCCTCTCTATTCAGTTGTCATGACCGAGGGTTGGCCCCACCCAACGACTCAATCATTTTCCTAACTCCTCGACGAAGGAGTTGGTCTATTCGCTGCCGAGTTACACCCATCTGGTCGGCTATCTCCTGACTGCTCAAACCATTACCGAACTTCAGCATGAGTATCTTCTGGTCTCGACTGGTGAGTTTCTGGAATGCGGAGTTAGCGTCAGCGACAAGGGCGATGATGTTGTTGCCCTCACTTGCCAAAGTTTTCTTTCTTCGACCACCAGCCTGAGCGGGGTCGAGTATCTGACCCGCTAGTTCATAGTCTCCGGTTGCCATGACAGCGATCAGGGCTTCGATCAGTCCACCCTGGTAGAAGTATTCATCTTCCAACTGGTAGCCAAGAGTCTCTGCCTTTTGTGTACGGGCATACACTTCGGCCTTCTTTTGCAGGTACTTCAGGAGTGAACGCTCGCCACGCTTCACCTCCGAATCTCCCTCTTGCCTGAGCCAGCCCACGATCTTGTTCTCTTTCGAGGCGGCAGCAAGCAAGCACTCTTGCCTGACATCAGAAGCCTCGACGTACTTGTTGAACCTGAGCATCACGGAGTTAGTGGCAGTAGCCGCTATCTCTCTTACCACTTGCCACTCTTCAGTTGTAAGTCCCTCATTCATGCTGCAATCACTTCCACGAATACTTAGTGCCCTCGACGATAAAGGACTTGTTTACTATGGGAACAGATACAGGTGTCACGGTATTTCCATCGACGTATAGCAAGCCGAATCCCATCTGCCAGTTCTTGAACTTTGCGTAACGCATACCGGGGGAGTTGAAGTCAGCGAGTGTCCCCACCTCGAAGCCAGTCATAACTCGCGGCTTCTTGTCCCCGAGGAAGGTGAACGTGTGGTTGATTATTCCCTGACGATGAGTGTGTCCACAGACAACGCTCTTACCGGCTCGCTTGATAGCGAGATTCAATGCGGAGACACCCGCCGTCGAGGAAAGCGTTCCTTCGTCGCCGTGCATCAGCAGCCAGCCAGGTGCAGGTGACCAGGGATCTTGATGGTAAGTGATTCCCAACTGGTCAAACCGATAGAACTCTTCGAGTTGCATTTCGGGAATAGTCTCGAAGGCAGGAACTCTGGACAGGGCAGCGAACCATCTATCCAGATGGTTAGACCGGGTGATGTGCTTGATCTTCAACATGCCCAGCACTTCGACTACTCGGTCTCGTTCCTTCCCCAAGTCTCCTTGGTACATGGATCGGGAGTTCAATGAGTATTTAGAAATTGGCGCAAGGTCGCTCTCGTCTCCCACCGAGATGACATCATCGGGTTGAAACTCCTCAATAAATTCAGCGACAGCAGCGATAGCCTTTCGATCCTCAAACGGGATCTGCATGTCACTTATACATACGATCCTTTTCATTCAACACCACCGATCTTGTCTGACCAACGAGCGATAGCCAGGTCAAGGCCAACGAGATATGTGATCGCATCAGCCACTTCTTGTCTTAGTTCAAGAAGGATTCGGTGTGGGTCGAACTCTTCCATCTTCTGATGAGTGCCCTCGTCGTATTCACGGGAGCCAGCATCGAGAAGCCTGAAGCGTGAGTAGGCACACGCTCGTCTGTGGTAACTAGCGAACTGCTCGGGTGTCATCCCGAAGTGAGGTGGCGTGGGGGGAGGTGGAGCGGGAATGGTCACGAGTCCTCCAATTGCTGACCGATCAGATCAGAAAAGTGCTCGCTACCGTATGTCTGAATTGTACTATTTACATCCTGTCCAGCAGGCAGCGACACGCGGATCGCATTCGGAATAGTTTCGGCGAGGAACTTACCGAACTCATCCCCAGGATTGCGGTCGTTGCCTTCCTTCTGATCGTTGTCGGTGACCACGACCACCTTGCTGAACCCGTCGAAGCAGCGAGTGAAGTGCGGCTTCCATCCGTTCACGCCAGGACTAGCGACAGCAGGGAAGCCAGCGACGGTGGCTGCCACAGCGTCGAGTTCTCCCTCTACCACCAGCACCCAACTGACACTCTGATGCAGAGCGGAAACGTTGAAGAGATGCTGACGCTGACCGGAAGGGGAGTCGTACTTCGGTAAGTCATCCGAAGCCAGCCGCCTGAACTTGTAAGCAACAACGCCGCTGGGAGTGGAGTAGGGAATCGACAGAGTTCCACGGAACCTGTCTTCGTGACCAGGAGCGACGACATCGACGTACCCCAGTTTGAACTGTTGAATCCCCTCGCTCAAGCCCCGCTTGCGTAGGTAATCCTCGGCTGGTGAACCAGGCATGGATTCGTGGTAGGCATCAGCAGCACGAGTCCACATATCAATCATCGACTGATTCGGCTTCATCACCAAACACCTCCCAAAGGGTTCGAGGTTCGACCTCTGTTCCGTCATGCCAAATGCGAACTACCATCGCGCAAACCTCTTCACCCGTATACAGGGCTTCCTCTTCCCACTCACGCAATGGGAGTGGGTCATGTTCTATGCAGACCGGATCGCTGACCCAACCCATCTTCAAGCCATGAATAAACCACTCATCGAAATCCATTACTGATTACGCTGCCTGTCCCTTGTGGGCCAGTCAAAAAGAGGCACCTCCCTGTCGGGTACATCGGGCTTGATCGAGTACCTGCCGCAGTCGTCGAAGGCGTAACTTGCACACCTGACCAGCAATCGGTAACAATCTGTATTCGTTGGCCCTCCACAATGAGGACAACTCACGGTCTCTTCGAGTTGCACCCGCTACCTCCATTCCAATGAAACCAACCGCCGTCGGTGACGGTGGCGACGAAACCTATGTCCTGCCATAGCCCATGCCAGGTGTGGATGGGACGCTCCTGTAGTTCTATGCGAATCCTTTTCGCGTCTTCCTTGGGCATCCCGTTGTCCTTCAGTTCGCGTGACACCGCATAAGGCAGCCCGTGATTCCATTGCGAGTTGAGAAACTGCCAGCGTCCCGAAGCAGAAGACCTCGGGTTACGCGCACGCACTCCTGATTGAACGTTGTCCAGCGTGCCGCCGCTCTCACGATCCAAGACACAGGAAGCGAACGGTTTCCAGCGTTCAGGAACTTTGGATGACTGCACAATCACATTCGAGTAGTCACCCTTATGTGGTCGTTCCATATTGATTGTCGGCTTATCAGCAAATCCATACATCATTGCTGCGCCCATTAATGCGTCGATCATTCGTCCTCTTCGGGGTAGCGGTCGATGAACGCGGGGTCTGGTGCGAAGCCAGCGAGCGTGTGGTCGCTCGTCGCCAACTTCTCTGTCCCTGCCTCTTCCTCGACTTCGGAAGTGAGGGACAGGTGAATGTCGAGAGTCCAACCGAGGGCATCCATTGTTAGTCGCATATCCTTAGATCACCCTGCGTAGGGTCGGAGGAACCCAGCGTTTACTTTGTTTCCTTACTGCTCGCCTAGTAGGAGCAGACTTTCTCCCTGTCAAAGCCTCGATGTACCGCATGGCCTCGACGTAACTGATTCCCTCCCTATCCATAACAATCTGTGCGGCGGTACCGCCAGATCCGCAAGCGTGGCAAAACCAGACACCTTTACTTCTATTGATTGATGCCGACGCATGAGCGTCGTCATGGCTTGGACAGTTGTATGAACGCTCGCCGTAGCCTGGCTCGGGTAGTTCGTAGTGATCGAGCACGGAGATCAAGTCGTCTTCTTGGCTCACGATGCACCCAGCATCCGAATCAACTCAAGAAGCGTGTCCAGACTCATGGTTACCCTGGCCTCACCGATACCTTTCTGCCTGGTCTTCGTCGCAACAACAGGGATCGTCGGCACTCCGTACTTGAGTTCGTAATTGCACGACTCGACATCGGCCTGACGAAGCCACTCACTCATGTCTTGCTTCTTCACGTTCTTGGCTTCGATAACGATGGTCAGCACCTTCAGAATGAGGGCGACATCGCCGATATCTTTTGCTCCGGCGCGGGGTAAGCGCCTTGCCTTCATCAATGCCTCGTTGAGGTAATCCTCAAGATCGACCTCGAACTTCGTTCCCTTTGCCTTGTTGTAGGAACTCACTTGTTACCCCTCGAACTCAGCCCTCTCGACTTCAACTCATCACGAATCCGCTGGTTGTTCCGTGCATTCCGCTCTAGTCGCCGGTCGTGGACCTCTCTCTTATGGGCCGCACGATCCTCAATGGCTGCGTCTATCCGCTCAAGCATCTGATCTATTAGTAATGAGCGGTCAGGCTTCGCTCGCTTCTTGTACTTGGGCAGGAGGGGCACTCGATCCCATTGGGTCATCCCACCCCATACGCCGAACTCTTCTTCGTCATCAAATGATGCAGTCATACATTCCCTGCGAACTGGGCATTGAGCGCAGATTCGGATGGCATCCCAATGCTGACCTGGATATTCGGGAAACCAAACCTCTGGGTCAACGGATCGACACGTTGCTTGCGCTACCCAGTCCATTCACGCCTCTTCTTGGCGGTCTCAAGATCTTGCAAGGTGTTGAACAGAGACATGGACTCTGGATCGACGTACACCGTGACCGGATCATCTGCATATGGGTCTGCCTTTCCGTCTCGGTTCTTGACCGCCGCGATGTGGTAGCGAGGCCCATCCATAGCGATGGTGAGGATGACTTCGGGGAGGGCATTGACCTTGCCCATCGTTGCCTTCATGGGTGAAGGCTGCGTGGGCTGTCCTTGGCTTTCAGATGTGTGATGCAGCACGAGGACTGCGCTGAGCGTGTCTCTGGCTAGGGTGTGCAAAGCACGAAGCCCATCACGCAGTCCAGTCCACTCGTTGTCGTGCATGGCCTGAATGTTCGACAAGTTATCTACAACGATCAGTTCGGGGCATCGCCCGAACATCTCGATCCAGGCGTAGCACTCCTCGTAAATGTCGTCGAGCGTTGGCGCTGGGTTGGTCTGTATCCTGATGCGATTGGACAGATCCCACAGGCTGTCAACCATTGCGGGGTCGTCCTCATCAAATGCACGCATCTTCTTAACAGCCGATACCGTCTCTTTCATATGCACAGCAAGGGCACGATTGACAATCGTTCCCTCGTCAGAGTCGGCGCTGAAGTACAAGCACTCGACCCGACTGGTGATGGCGTACCAAAGAGCAGCAAGAGTTTTTCCTCGACCAGGCTGTCCTGCTAAGACATGCAGTTGCCCACGCCTAAAGCGGATACCCGCTTCGTGAACGAGGGGCAGGAACGGAGGCAGTTCTTCGCCTGCCTCCGAACCGGCAACAACAACCTGAAGAAGACTTCTCACGACGCCACGGGCAACTTCGGCAGATCGGAAGTGTCGTACTTGTCAACCGTCCATTGCATCCATGCGCTCTTGGCAGCCTGACCACGGATCTTTCCGCTGGCAACATCAGGAGTCACCCATTGCGAATACATGTTTCCTGACTGTTGAGCGCGAGACCACTTCAAGACTGCTTTGTCACCGGCATCGGTAAGCGGTGCGTTCGAGCGGTCATAGACGAACCAAGTGTTGTCGAACTTCTTATCGACGCGACCGTCGTATGCAGTCGCACCGTTCTGGTCACCGGCATCGCTGGCAACAACTCCTGCATCCTTAAGATTCTGTGTCGCCTGCTCAACGGTCACCGGAGCCTGACCTTCGATGCGCTCCTTGATGCGAAGCAGAGATTCGTATGACGCAAGAAACTCTTCTTCGGTATCACCACGCCCGGTGAGTAGGTCGTTACCACGACCGACCTTCGTTGTGTACGAGAACAATCTTTCGTTCGCGCTCATTTGTTTCCTTTCATTTGGAGGGGGTACTTATCTGACAAAAATCCGTTGGCGGCTTGGCAGTAGTCCTTCACGGAGCACCAGCCGCAATGCATGTCAACGTTCGGAGCGAAGAGACCGAGAGACATTTGAGCGTGCGTGGTGGAGAACCAGCCGTCGAAGAAGTCCTCATCCCAATGGGAGAGGTCGATCCGGTCTGCGATCTCGCCTTTGCGCGTCATGTAGTACGCGCCTCGGTCGATCTGTAGTCCGGTCGTTCGCTTGATACCCGCTCGATACAGGGCTAGTTGCAGCGCAGAGTGCGGGGTGTTCTTACCTGTCTTGAAGTCCACGATCCACAACTGCTCGTGCTGATCCTCGAAGATCCCGTCCACGAACATCTTGATCGGGACTCCACCGAACTGCGTCTCAACGCCCCACTCGATTCCAGGTCGGTCGTCGGGCATGGTGACTATCGACCAGCCCGAGTCCTGGTACCACTTGACGTAATCTTCGATTTGCCGCAAGCCCTCGCCAAGCCAGAAGTCAACGTCCTCCCCATCGGGTAGAGCCTTGGTCTTGCGACCACCTACCTTGAACTCGCTGACCGCGTAACCGCTATCGGTTTCAGCCTTCGCTAGTTCGGAGCGGAACTCTCCGCTCCACATCTCACTCAACTGCGTCATCGAGCACTCCGTTGTCGATTGGGGTGGGCACGCAAACTTGAGATCCGCACATCACGCAGACCACGAACTCGGGGTGCCTGGTGAGGTACCAGGCGATGCGCCCGTCCTCGTCGAACTTGACATGGGTTGAGAAGGTGTCGCCGGCACAGGCGAGACAGACCCTCGACGGTATCCCGCGAGTATCAAGAGACTCAATCACCCTGCATTCCTTCCAAATAAAAACCTTTGTTCAGTTGCTCGATAACCGAATGGACAGCCGACCCCGCGCAGAGGTACACGGCTGGTTTGCGATCCACCTGCATACGTTTCTCCAAATACCACTGGTGCTGGCATCGCAGCCAGGTGGTGACCTGGCTGTGTGACAGGTGTGCTGGGCCGTCACTCATTGGGTGCTGGCTCCACTCGGATGTAGTCCCAGTCCTTCGTGTCGGGACTGTTGCTATCGGTCATCGTGTAGTTACCTTCGCTGGTCATGTCCGTGTAGCCCATGTCCTTAAGTAATTGAAGGCTCTCGTCAATGACTTGTGGTTCTGTCCACCAGGGGTAGACGAGCAGGCAATGGCTTTCGTCTTCAGCCATGTAGGTGATCGGCATCGGGCCGATAGCGTTCATGTGCGGCTCCCTTACTGTCGTTCCATGTCACCTCGAACTGGGTTTCGTGCCGCGTTATTAGGAGCGTCGCCACCGCTTCGACTAAGGACAGCCTACCCTTAGCCACCGAGAATATTTATGTTACTCCCGAGTAAGGCTGAACGCAAGACACCCTGCTCAAGTCGGCGTGTCGCAGATCGCTAATACAACTCATGCACTTATTGTACACCTGCCGAAAGGTGGGGGCGAAACCTCAAATGACGAAGACGGCAGGAGCCGGATGAGGGTTTGCTTCCCTTTCCTACCGCGACTTTGATCGTGGGGGGTAGGGGGGCATTTCCTAAAATCTGATCCGGCAGAGAGCGGCGACATCAGGAGCCGCTACAGAAGGCTAGGTCTTTACTGCTTCGGCTGCTGGTTCGGGCATCCGAACCAAACCATCCTTGTCCCTGCGTGCTAAATAGTGGAACCCAGCGACACTAGCGATGTCGTAATGCACGCAGAGATTCTTCTCTTCGAGTTCAGCAACCCAACGCTCGTACCTTCCCTTTGCTTTCTCATCAACGGGTAGGTCTTTGTTGAGCCGCGCTCCGATGCGAAGCATCTGCAATTGGTAAGCGGTGTTGTGGTCTACCGAGATCCGACCCCACGGAATGAAATCGTCGTAGCGAACTCGGTCGGTAAGACCCATTCGGGAAAGTCCAGAACTCACGGTGGACAGAGACACAATCTCGCCGGTTTCCTCGGAGATCCTGTCCACTATCTGCTGGTGCGTAAGTCCCTCATCAAGCATCTTTTCTAATTCATTCTTTGGTGGCAACTTGCGGTACTGACCCATTATCCGTCCCCATTATCTTTCCAGAAGTGTCGTCCATTCTTGAGCCTCATGACAGACATATCATCACCACCCTTTCTATTACCCTGCGAATAGCCCTCATGCATACTAGCGAATACACATAATGCATGAAAAACATATAAATACAAAACCCAGACACCCCGAGTTCCCCATAGTGGGACTGTGGATAAGTATGTGACGCACTAGCCTGCAAGGGGGCGATATCACCCTGCGTTATCCACAACCTGCAATCATGTTGCAATTAGGGTGACGACAGGATTAGAATGAGGGACATGATACCTACACTCATGGAAGCCAAGAGAGACTTCGTAGAATGGCGGTACTCCCAGGGGTACTCGCCGAAGACAGTCGAGAACGATACCTCCGCGATCAAGCATCTTGCAACGGTGGTCGGGTGGAACCGACCCGTATCAGACATTCACGGCGGCCACATCCAAGAGGTGCTGGACGCTCGCAAGATCTCCCCGTCCACGGCGAATCTCAGACGAGCCGTGTTCAGCAAATTCTTCAAGTATTGCCGATCCATGAAGATGGTGAACCCCGACTTCGACCCGCTCATCAACACCAGGAAAAGACCACAACCAAAAAAGGAGCGGAGACGGGTCCATCCGAGCGACGTAAACACCCTCATAAACGGCTCTGAGAGCCAGATAGAGAGGATAATCCTGGCCCTCGGAATGAATCTCCTGCTCAGGATTTCCGAGGTCTTAGACCTCCGCGTAGGGGATGTGGATTTATCGTCCAAAAGGGTCAATGTGAGGATCTTCAAGACCGGCGACGTTGACTCCATGCCTATGATGTTTGAACTGGAACAGGAACTCCGACGGCACCTGATCTGGCTGACCACCCAGGTCGGCGAACTCAAGCCCGACTACCATCTTGTTCCCGGCACCAACGGGCACGGTAAGTTTGTGCCAAGCAAGCCAGCGAGAAGACCAGCAGACATAATTAAGAAAGGGCTTACCCGCATAGGTTGGGAAGATGTGCGCGGTGAAGGTGGTCACACCCTGCGCCGCACAGGTGCGCGTCTCCTACTGATGCGCCTAGAGGACAAGGGAATAGACAGAGCAATGCGGATTGTTCAATACCTACTGCACCACAAGAACATGGCACAGACCGAGCACTACCTCGGGATCACCGTAGACCGGCAGTACCGTGACAGAGTTCTTACGGGAATGCGCTTCTACTCCGAGGATGAGAACGTCATTCCCCTTCGGAAAGCGGAGTAGCAGATGGCAAAGATCACCAGTCTGGCGTGCGACAAATGCGGAAGCCACGAGACAGCCACAGCCATAAAAGAATGGTCTGCCCGACGCGGATCAACTCACTACCTCGGAGAACTGTGCGACGACTGTTTCGCCAAACTCGTACAACAGTTCAAGCCGAGCGCCAGAGGTGGTGGACGACACGTTGTTGCCGAGACCAAACTGGAAGACATCCAGAAAAAGGCATAAAAAAAGAAGGGACGCGCAATGCGTCCCTCGCTCTTTACCAAATCGTCAGGCTTAACAATCCCAACGTTTGTTCATCCAACTCCCCATGTGCGGTCATCCCATTTGCCTGCTGAAGACCACGAAGAACTTCCATCAATCCACGATCAAGGCAGTTATCACCTGGAACGTTTAATCGCTCTCGAACCTTGACCACAATGGGTGATCGCTCGTTCTCCACAACATAGGGGATCATTGAAATCACACTACCTCCACATCGACAGTTTGTAGTTGTATCGTCACCATCCCCCCAAACCCGTTGACGTAAGAAGGTGGTGAAGTTTGCTCGAACTGAACGGCGCGAATCACGCAGATGCGTTCTTCATTAGTCGAGAAGTCTTGGAACAAACAAGCACCGCCACTTTGTTCCAACCTCTCTAGCGCCTGAAGCCGTGTCCACGGGTCGCTCGTTCGGATGACCCCGTTGGAATCCTGCTCCTCGTTGTAGGCTAACAACGGAATTGTGATGGTGCGCGAACGAAGCGGAGCCGGAAGCGCCCTGAACTGCCACTCCTCCAAGACCGGCCCCTTAGTGGTGTCGCCGGAATCACGAGTCAAAGTCACACGAACCTCGAACTCCGTATCCGGCACGAGATCCGCTGACACAGGAATGTTCAGAACCGTGCCCAACGGCACGCTGCCGATATCTGCGGCCTCACCAGCAGGGTTCACCACACGCACACCCAGCGTTCCAGTCTCGCTCTTGCTGCGGATCGAGAAGGAGACAGGCTGCTTGTACTCAGTAGTACCAAACCGAACAAAGCCAGAGTCAAGGAATCCAACAGGAGCCTTCACCGTAGCCGACTCCACATAAACATTCGTGCTTGTGCAGACAAGCGCACGACCCGTCGTGCCTACGAACGCGACTGACTGGGGTGTTCCATTGGCTACCGAGATATCTGAAGCGTAGGCGTAGAAGGTACCCACCTGCTCCCCGAGATCTATTCGCCACAGACCTCGCTCACCTAGACGCTCAAGGCTTCGAGTCGCATAGACGTACTCACCATCGAAGGCAAGATCTTGAATGTCATCCTCAACGGATAGGGGACCGTAGACAAAACCAATACCGGATTGGGATTCAGCAGCAACACGAATACCACGGTTAGTGGCAGCGACGACGAAAGTATTAAGGTAAGACTTGATGGTGCGGAGCACTTCACCCGTGGGAAACTCAGCGGTATTGATCGGCTCAAGCATTCCACCCGAGCCAGTAGCAGACGTATCAATCGTAAAGGACAAGACCTTCGCCTGAACACCAATGTTCATCGCAACCAAGATCGCCGATGTGGTTTCCGTAACAGCGACAAAATCTAGTTCCGTTGTCGCGTACTCGTATCGTGAATCTCCGGTCGTCGTGTTCAAATCAATCGCCGCCGGGGGAGAGGCAGGGTTCCTACCTAACTCGAAAACACGCATCGGCAATGCGTCAGTTATTTGACACCCAACAATGATGCGGTCTTTGACGTATCCAAGAGCCTGGACAGTCCACGCACCTCCTGGTGCGTCGTACAGTTTCGATACCGAAAGGGATTCGGTAATTTCGTAAAGGCCATCGCTCGCTGCCACGAGAGCATGACACCCATCTGTCGCCAGGGCTTGAGCGGTAGCCGTGAAAGCAGTTATCTCGACAACACTAGATGAAGAAATCCGATAAAGGTAAACGTTGCCACCGTTGATGAACCAAGTACCCATCGTGCAGGTGTGAGCGTAAGAGCCACCGTGGGCTGCCACCTGATCGGTGTTGTTCAGCAGGCTCAACTCACCCTGAGTCCAAACGTCGATGTTTGCCGACTCACGATAACGGAACAGGTCACCTTCATCTGCGTCATAAAAATCAGCACCGGCCCCTCGATGCCACGAGGTAGCCGACCGGAGCCACCAGTTAGAAAGTGAGTTCTCACCAGCGGAAGCCTCCTGATCGACTCGCTCCTTCTGGTACTGAGTCGTCACGCGACTAATAGGGCTCGCGTCGGACGCTGCACTCAACCACGCCTGATTACCTATCGCGTAGTCAGCAGCAAAGGAACTCCGGTCATAACGCGCCAGACGATCAATGATGTCTTGACCGATGGCAAACGGAAGTTCATTGACAACTGCCTTGTTATCAGCCATTAGTTAGTACACTTCCACTTCCGACGAGCCTTATTCAAACGAGAGTTGGGATCTTTGGCTGCCCCTGGAAACTTCTTCATCTGACCTTTACTGCGAGCGCAGTAAGAACGCTTGCGAGGACCACCTCCCGGCTGCGGTGGCTTTATGTCTTGCCCCTTTGCACGCAAAGATGCGCGGCCCTTTTCGTTGAGACCACCTTCGGGGTTCTTCCCCTCGGCTCTCGTCCACGCAGCAGTCCGGTACTTCTTCTTCTTTGGGCGCTGGTCAGGCATTACGAAACGCCGTACTTTGTGGCCCAGTTACGAAGAGCAGACAATTTGTACTTCGAGTCGATCTTTCTTTTAGGTGCCCAGGTCTTGTGATTGGGCAGGCGCATGTAGTAGCCCTTCCAACCTGACGCTTCTTTCATGGCACTAGCCAACAAGCCGAGAGACTTCTTCTGCGCCGCCGTGAAATCCTTCTTCAAACCCTTGCTTACGCACTCGACACCCGCAAGGTAATCAGCGGCCCTGTCATCAGGAATGTTCAACCGAGCAAACCGATCAACGCCCTTAAACGATCCACGACCCGAGTGATAAACCGGGTATGCACAATGCACGTACACCGATCCATCCCGATCCAGCGAGAAGTTCGAGGCTGGCACGCGGAACTTACTTTGCACGTAATTGATTACGCCCTTGTTCGCACCCTTCTGGTTTCCAGGGTGTGAAGGTCTAGTAGAACTGGTTGCGGCTCCCGCCGTGTGATGCACCATGAGGGCGACAGGGTTCTTGCGCTTCCAGTTAATTCCACGCTGCTTGTCATCCCACTTATCAAAGTAGATAACTTTGCCCGGTAATCGTTTATCCAGAGCCTTCTTAAGACGACGCGCAAAGAACGCCTTAGCCATCTTGCCGACCGAAACGATTGTTCTGCTTGTTGAGCCAGTCAACAAGTACAACCAACGCAGGAGGCACAGCGACAACAAGAACAGGAGGCCACCCAAAGTCACCCACATTGTCTATAACCCAGGTCAAGCCGGTAGCGGCAAACACCTTTAGGGCGACACCCATCGGGTGATCGTTGATGAAGACCATCAGGTCTTTCCATGTGTTCTGCATTATTTTTTTCACTTCTTTTCTTCTAAGTGCCATTCGATATGGTGGTCAAACTGCTCTTCAAGTTTGTCGTTCTGCTTTTCAATACGGTCAAGAACATCACGCATGGAGGTTCCACCATTTGGTTTCATCTCCCGCGTGATGCGGTTGATGCGTGCGTCGATCACGAAGATCAACGCAGAAAAGGCGAAGCCGAAGATTGAGATAACTGCTAAGAGAGCACCAGGGGTGTCTAAGTTCCAGTGCATCGGTCACCCAATGCGGTAACGTATGATAACCATCCCGGGCGAGCCTTTTGCTCCGCGAGTAGCCGTAGTTCCCTGATTACCTCCAGCACCACAACCAATGCCACTAGCGTGCGATCCCTGACTGTTATTGGATTGCGCTCCGTCGCCGCCACCACCGGCTCCCCCTGTGCCTCCTGAGCCGGTGCTGTACCCGCCGCCGCCGCCACCGGCTGCATAGCCACGAGAGATGCCGTCGAACTTGTAGTTGGCGAGTCCGTCTCCGCCATTTCCACCCGTGTAGGTAGCGTCGTTACTACCATCGCCACCTTGGGAGAGGTAACCTCCACCTCCCCCACCTGCGTAGCCTGGAAATGACCCGCTAGCAGACCCACCTGCATGGCCCTGCCCCGTTGTGGGAGATCCACCGGCAGGTTGGCCCGACAGACTAGCCTTTGATGATCCACCGCCGCCTGAGCCACCGGAGTCGCCAACGCCTGTGCCTGTGTAGGACATGGCTCCCTCGCCGCCTGCGATGGCAGTCAAGGCTCCGAAGGTGGAATCCTCCGGAAGGTAGTTCGCGTCCTGATAGTGGAACTGCCCTAGGCCGCCGTACTGACCGCCCTTCCCAACGGAAACCGTGTAAGTAGAAGCGGTAACCCCGTAATCAAAGTTAAGGATCATTCCCCCGGCTCCACCACCACCGCCTCCATACGAGGCAGTACTGCTTCCGTGCGACCCAGCACCACCTGCGACACACAGGAAGTCGATGATTCCCGCCTGCGAGAACGTGATACCCCACGAGGTTTGCGTCCCCGTGTAATCCCATCTGTGGACTCGGTACTGACCACCGTTTACGGTTCCAGCGGTACCGTCACCCGTAAACGTGTACGCGGTAGCAGCACCCGTGGTGCTACTCGCATAGGCCCAGTTTTCTGGAGCCAACCCAGATACAATCTGGGCAGACCCAAACGGGTTCTTCAAACGATCAATAGCCATTTTAGGAGATCTCCGATCCGAACAATGCGAAGGTCAGATTCGCGTTACTTGCACTAATGCGCACATACTTAT